TACAGAGTATATTTTAGTGATTACTGTTTACTAAAGGTTGTTTATATGATATTTTACAACCGAAGGTGTTCTTAAGTAACTTAAGTCAACGATAAGCATTCTTAAGTAATACTACTACTACTACTTTAAGTTCTTTATGTAACAATACTTTAAGTAACTTAAGTATCTTAAGTAACTTAAGTAATCTTAAGTAGTCTTAAGTAACTAATGTTACCTTAATCTCTTCTAGAAGATTAGGGGGAACGTTTCTAATTAGATGTCATCATGGAGTGTCATTTGAAAGATGCGGTAGAAGAGAAGAAACTTAATACACCTGTAAAGAATAATGGCAGGTTTGTTAAAGGTGTCTCAGGCAACCCAGCAGGAAGAAAGCTAGGGTCTGTCAATAAATATACTGCATTAGCTAGAGAACTCTTAGGTTCAAGAGCTAATGAAATAGTAGATGTCATTATAGAGAAAGCATTAGAAGGAGATGTTCATTGCCTTAAGATGTGCATAGATAGAATTATCCCCACAAGACGTTCAGAAAGCACCGCAGGTTCTTTAAGCACACCTAAGATTATTATTAATGTTAATAATTTAGAGCAAGAAAAGATTATAGACTCTGAAGAGTTTGCTGAAGAAGTTGAGTTTAAAACAGAAGAAGAAGCTGTAGCTGAAGTAGAGGATGGAATTAAGTAATGGAACTTAATATACAACTACATCCTGCACAATTAGAGATATTTAACTCTACTGCTAGATTTAAGGTTGTATCTGCTGGGCGAAGGTTCGGCAAGAGTAGATTAGCTGCATGGTTGTTGCTGATTAATGCATTACAGTCTGATTCTAAGGATGTCTTCTACATTGGCCCGACATTCCAACAAGCTAAAGAAATAATGTGGAGCATGCTCAAGGATTTAGGCAAGGATGTCATTGCATCTGCCTATGAGAATACTGCTGTATTAACATTAGTAAATGGTAGGAAGATACACCTAAAGGGCAGTGACAGACCAGACACCTTACGTGGTGTTGGTTTAGCATTTGTCGTATTAGATGAGTATGCTTCTATGAAACCTGTGGTTTGGGAACAAATCATAAGACCTACATTAGCTGACGTTAAAGGTACTGCTTTATTTATTGGTACTCCTGCTGGTAAGAACCATTTCTATGATTTATGGAATGAAGGTTTAAAAGAAGATACTCCTGAATGGGAAAGTTTCTCTTATACCTCTAAAGATAACCCTTATATTCCAGCAGAAGAGATTGAAGCTGCTAGGAACTCTATGTCTACTATGGCATATCGTCAAGAATTTGAAGCCAGCTTTGAATCCTTTACTGGGGGCATCTTTAAGGAAGAATGGTTTAGATTAGGGGAAGAACCAGAAGAAGGTAATTATGTCATCGCTGTTGACCCTGCTGGGTTTGAAGCAGTAGAGAAAGAGCGTGGTCTAAAAGGCTCTAAGCTGGACGAAACCGCCATAGCTATCGTAAAGATAGACCAAGACAAGTGGTGGGTGAAGGATGTACTACATGGGAGATGGTCGATTAAAGATACGGCTAACCGAATATTAAAAGCTGCATCCGTCGCTGATGCAAATACTGTCGGAATAGAGACTGGTTCTTTGAAGAATGCCATTCTCCCATATTTACAAGATGAGATGCGGACTAACAATAAGTTTGTCCACATTGATGAACTAAGACACGGTGGTAGAAGGAAGACTGAGCGCATCACATGGTCATTACAAGGAAGAATGGAGCATGGTCAGATAACATTTAACCAAGACAGGGAATGGAGGGACTTTAAGTCTCAGATGATGGACTTCCCTAATCACTTGGCACATGATGATTTGCTGGATGCTTTGTCTTACATAGACCAAGTATCCTTAGCTGACTTTGCACATACTATAGATGTAGAAGACGATTGGATACCTGAAGATGAAATCGCTGGGTACTGAAAACTAAGGAATTATGAAATATGTTTGAATCTAAAGAATCAAGTCATCCTGCTTTAGTAGAATGGATAACGTATCGCTTAGATAGCTGGAGAAATCATAGGAATATGAACTATCGCGCTAAGTGGAATGAGTACTATCGCTTATGGAGAGGGGTATGGGCAGCAGAAGACTCTACTAGAGCGACTGAGAAGTCCCGTTTAATCTCTCCTACCCTACAACAAGCTGTTGAATCGTCTGTAGCAGAACTGGAAGAAGCTACTTTTGGACGTGGTAAGTGGTTTGACATTAAAGATGACCTATTAGACCAAGATAAAACAGAAGCGGACAAGATTCGTAACTTACTACAAGAAGATTTAGAGAAGAATGGCGTTAAAGACTCTATATGTGAAGTCTTTCTTAATGCTGCTATTTACGGTACTGGTGTAGGTAAGATAATTATAGACCAGAACATAGAAAAAGTACCTGCTGCTCAAGGTGAGGGCTATGGTGGAAGCTCGTATACAGCTATCCCCTCCTTAGATGTAAGGGTGGAAGCCATCAGTCCTCACGACTTTATCATAGACCCTGCTAGTCTTACTATTAATGATGGTTTGGGCGTTGCCCATGAAGTTATTAAGTCCCGATACCACATTGTTGCTGGTATTAAAGCTGGTATCTACAACGATGTCCCTTTAGATGGGGATTACAACGTAGAGAACCTGCTGGGAGAGACACATAAGCAAGCTGATGAGTCAGATAACGTAAAGATAACTGAATATTGGGGCAAAGTCCCTAAACGCTATCTGAAGAAGGGCAAGGGTAAAGCAACTAAAGACGATTTTGAGTACAAAAAGAACGATGACATGGTGGAAGCTGTTGTCACTATCGTTAATGACACTTATATATTGAAGGCAGAAGTAAATGCTTTCATGATGGAAGATAGACCTTTCATTTCCTACCAGCACGACATAGTACCTAACCAGTTTTGGGGCAGAGGCGTGTGTGAGAAGGGCTATAACGCACAGAAAGCACTGGATGCAGAGATGAGGGCAAGGATTGACTCTCTTGCACTGACTACTACGCCTATGATGGCTGCAGATGCTACTCGATTGCCTAGAGGTATTAAGTTTGAGGTACGCGCTGGTCGAACTATCTTAACTAATGGGCCACCTAGAGATGCTTTGATGCCTTTGAACATTGGTGTTACTGACCCTAACACTATTAATCAGATTGCTTTGTTACAAGGCATGGTTCAAGCAGGTACAGGCTCTACAGATGTAGCTGCTGGCAATGACCGTACTGCTAGTGGTATGTCTATGACGCAATCTGCCAGCATTAAGCGTCAAAAACGTACATTAATGAACTTCCAGAACACATTCCTAATCCCACTAATCAATAAGTCCATGTGGAGAAAGATACAGTTTGATGTGAACAGGTATCCTGTATCAGATTATAAGTTTGTACCTTACTCTACTATGGGGATTATGGCTAAAGAGTTAGAGATGTCTCAAATGGTACAGATGCTGCAGACTATACCTAAAGATTCTCCTGCATTTGGCGTTATCTTAGTCGCATTGTTTGAGAACTCATCTATACATAACCGTGATGAGATTGTTGCTGGGATAGCTCAAGGGTTACAGCCTAATCCTCAACAACAACAGATGCAACAACAGGCAATGGCTCTTAACTTACAGCAACTTGAAGCTAACGTGCATAAAACTATGTCAGAAGCACAAGAAGAACAAGCCAAAGCTGTTAAGTGGCAAGCTGAAGCACAGCAATCAGTACCTACTGAGCTAGATATGCAAAGCAAGATGATGGATATGCAGAAGAAAGCAGTAGATATTGCTAAAACAGAGGCAGACGTTAAGAGACAAAACAGTGAAACTGCTAGGAATGCTCCTGAAGTTGACCATCTCAAGTCTGAGACTGCTTTGAACATGGCAAACGCAAGAGCTAAGGATAAGGAAACAGGTACTTCTCCGATGGTAGATAGCATATCTCCTGAAGAACAAGTGGTCATGCAACACGATGCAGCTAGAGACGCTGTACTGGGACAACTTAAACAACCAACGGGGGCTATTTAAATGGCGAGAGTACTTACAGAAGATGCTTGGTGGACTGATGATTTAATTGAACATCTTATAAAGGTAGAAGGGTATAAGTCAGGTAGTTACAACAGCCATGAAGGAGGAAATAATACTGTAGGTATAGGGCATAAGCTTACTGATACTGAATTGCAGACAGGAATCATTATACTTAATGGCCAAAAGATTATGTGGAGAAACGGGCTAAGT